GTATAATGTGCTTTTACGTCTGGATTTTGTTTTAAGAATTCTACTTTACTATCGTATGAAAAGAATTTTTCAAATACTTCTCCCGTTTTTTGATTTTTAAATTCGTACGTTGGCATTATAGTATCCTCTCAAGTATGAAGACTAATGGAATGAATACATATAGTCCTAATAGTAATCTTTCCGCTCTTTTAAATTGTTTTTCAGTTGGCATTAAACCACTCCGGTTGAGGGCGTTTTGTCCACGCCATATTAAATTTTGCTTGTTTAGTATGATAGAATGCACGATAAGATTTAACTGCATCTTCAAACATACATTCAGGATTAGAACCCATTGCAAGTTTGAATGGAGTCATTTCTTTTATTGGTATATTTTTTGGCATATCTTTTAGTGCTACTCTAAGTTTTGTATCAGTTGAATGAATTTTACCATACCTATATGTATACTCATCGCATAAAGCAATAAAATGTTTGTAGTGCCATTCATAGTTAAGCCAAGATTCTCTTGTCCATATAGTTGATGGATGATTAAAATGACATGCTTTGTATAGTACGTTTTCACGTTTATCAGTCAATTTAAAATACTGTATCATTGCACCTGATTTAGATGGTCTACGTTCCATAGTACCATCAAGCATACGATGAACAGTTGATAGCATTTGAGCTGATTCGACAATCATTTTAACAACATGTTTGTCACATTGCTCTTGTGCTGCAATCACTGGGTCATTATCTAGTATGAATATATTCATGCTGCTACCTGTGCTAGATGTTTACAAGAACCTCTGAATTTAAAGCCAGGACATGAGCATTTGTTATTAACAATAGTATAGGTATTACCTTTACTGCCTTTTACAGTTATAGCTCCTTCTGGTAATTCTTCAGGCCATTCGCCTATAAGTTTAAACTTGCGTCTAGACTTAGAAAAGTTTTTTATTGGTGTTTTAAACATTTTGCATGCTTTACCTGGTGGCATGTAGCCAATAAGATAGCCATGGCTATTGACATAATAGTCTCCATTAGCTATTTGCTGGTCACCCCAGTCTGTTATTTCGCGTAGTATTTGTATCATAATATATATTATACCATAGTTTGGTACAAATGTAAAGGATTATTTTACTAATAATCCAGGGAAGGTATCATTAACTAATCTTTTAGTTATACCTTTTGCTTTCATTTTTTTATCTTTAGCAGCTATAAGTAATTCAGCTTCTTCTGGATTAAGTGACTCTAATAGATTTAAAAATAAACCTTCTCTCTTAAGAGGTTTCATTCCATTAGATACTGGTCCTTTAAAGAAATATTTAAATTGCGTATATGCTTTATTTAATATTGTATACTCATAACCTTTAGGTGCGTCATCTTGTTTATAAGACGGTGCTCCTAATGGTAATACTGATACTATACTATCATCATAATTGATTCTAAGTATGTCTGTAAGACCTGGTGATTTGTTCTTCTGTAAAAACTTTATACGCTCTTCACGAAGTACGATTTTGCCTGCTTCTGCTAGGACTTCTGATATTAATTTTCTAGCCATTGTAAAATTCCTCCACGACCTCAATCAAATGATTGCATCTTTTTTTAATTAAATAGTTTAACACTCTCATGTTAGGCGTTTTTGTTTGCCCGTTAAAAGTATTTATAATACTTTCTTGTATGTCTTCTGGTATATCAGTTAAATCAATTAGCTTTTTATTGCGTTGATAGTTACGGTATATATCATCATCCATGTGTTCTCTTAGATTATCAGCATTTTCTAACCAATTATCTATCCTTGTTTGTCTTAGAGGAGTTTGGCTTTTTTCAGTTATAAATGTATCATCGGCTGAGAGAACGTTTGGTATACCATCACCACTATCTCCTCTCATTACATGATTAAAGAGATATGTTCTTGGATTAGCATCCTTGACGAATTTCTTTTGTATTGGACTAAATTGTTTTACATTATTAAACTTTTGTAGTTGTATAAAGTCTTTGTCTGATGATATAATCATTACTGGTTCTGCTTGGCCAAACTCTTGTGTTTGCATTGTAAGTGTGCCAATAACATCATCAGCTTCTACGCCTTCTAAGTGTACAACTTTGTATGGCATATATTCATTTATTTCATCTCTTACTGTATGTAGAATTCTAAAGATTTCTGACCAATCTTGTCCTGAACTATCTCTGTTCTTTTTACGGGAAGCTTTATATTCTGGAAAGAATTGTTTTCTCCATGTATTCATGCCATCAGCACATATAACAAGTTGTCCATATTCTTCTCTATATCTTTTGTTATACATTCTAATACTGTTAAGTATCATATGCCTTATCATGCTTTCATCATTTAGTTTTTGCACTATTATATTGGATAGTGCGATTTGTGAATAATCAATTAGTATCATCTGGGTCCTCTTCCGGTGGGTCTAAATCAAAATCAGGAGTAAAGAGAATTTCTTGGTCACTACCTTCTGGTGTGAATACAAAATCAGCCAAATCATGATTTGCTTCTTCATTAATAAGAATCATTTCTTTTACTTTTACATAAGTATTATCAAGTGTTTGATGTAGACCATGAGGTATACCATAATAACGATTAAACATTGCATTTAATAAATTTACTATAACAAACATATCTCTAGATTCTTGGACTGTTTCATCTCTGAAATTTAAATCCATTAACCCTTCAGTTACTTGACCAGTATTGATAAACTCTTCCATTACTTCCATAAGTAAATGAGATGATTCTACACACTCATTACTTAATTCGTCTAGGATTTCTGATTCTTCTTTTTGTGTTAATTCTTCTTTTGTTGGAAATTGAATAACATTATTAGTATATTTTTTGGTCATTAGATATATTATACCATACTTTCACGCAAATGTAAAGGATTATTTTAAGTTTTTTACAGCGTTTCCACCAAGCTTAATTTGAATAATACCGTTATAGTAATCTTCAGTTAATAACACTTCTCTTTCAAATTGTTCTTTAGCTTCCATATAAGCGCATTCGCCTTTAGTTTTACACAAGTGAATTATTTCTCTATAAAACATTTCTTCACCACACTGTTTTACATCTTCTTGTAAGTGTTTATTAGAACCATAATAATCTCTCCAGTCTGATTCGACCTTTAGTCTTTTACGTCTTTTTCTTGTTTTAGTTATGCCAAGAGTTTTGGCTTTCCAAAAGAATTTCTTACCGATATATTTACGATTTGTTGCTCTGTTAGTTATACAATAGACAAATCCATATATATCTGCTGGAGTGAAATCTTCAGGCGGGTTATATTCTCTTCCTTGATATACCCACTTCATAGGAAAATACATCTATTCATTAAAATCCAATTCATCAGAATCTTCTGTAGGTTCTCCACAGTGAGGACAAAAATTAATTTTAATTGGTTCATCTGGTTTAATTACTATTCTTGAATAGCAATATTCACATTCAAGAATCATCCTTCAGTAAGCAGAGTTCTTCTGCCAGCAACATGCTCTCTTAATTCTGTATAACCACCAATTGATTCACCATCAATCTTAATTTGTGGGAATGTTCTTGCTCCTGGGAATAACTCAAAGAGTTGTTCTCTTGTAAAATCTACATCTAATTGTTTATAGTTATAGTCTAATTTTTCTTGTATGCATAATCCTTTAGCCATATCGCAGTAAGGACATTGTGTTTTTCCATATATTTCTATCATTTCTTTTACCAGTTGTGTATTATGTTTGCTATTATAAAAAATGCGCAAACAACATTTATTCCAACAATAAACGTTCTAGCTACTGCTACAACATTATCATATTCTTCTGTTTGTTCATCAGAAAAGCTACCAATAGCAAATTTCCAAACGGTCCAGATTCGTTTCATTTATTTAATCCTATAAAACTATTTATCACCCAAAAAGCGAGTAGCATTAATCCAAATACTAATACCTGAACTACTGACATAATTGCTACCTGTTTCATAGGATGTACTTCTGTTATTTTTTCCAGCATAGCTTCGCTTGGTGCAAGATTAGCTGCTTGTAATATTTTTTGTTCTGTTGACTTTTCCAATTATAATGTCTCTATATACTTACCTATCATGTCCATATCTGTAGCAGATAACATTCCAGCCTGTCCCCACATCATTGCGCTCATAGGACCAACTTCACCTCTATTCTTATATGTATTTAATCTACCTGTAATATAATCAGCAGTTTGACCAGCAAGCTTAGGTCCTACACCACCTCCACCATCAGGTCCATGACAAGCTGCGCATCCAGCCCATAAAGGTTTGATTGCACTAAATTCATCAGTTGCTGCAAGAGCTTGTTTACGTCTTTCTATTTCGTATGCTGTACCATTAAGCGCTACATATTCTTCGTAACATTCATCTATACATGAATTGTTATTTGAAAAACCTTTATATTCCATATCAGGGTATATTACTGCGTTAAAAAATAACGCAAAGCATACACATCCAAATAATACCATTCCTAATTCTCTCATAAACTTAATCCTTTTAATGTTGAATCATCAACGTCTTGTTTTACACCACCTGTAATGTATGATGTTATTTCTGTTTCTTGTGGAGCAACTTGTACGTTACCACCTGATATCCATTTTTCTGTCCAAGGCAATGGATTCATTTGAGGAACTGTGTAAGGACAAGGTAAACCTATTGCTCTCATTCTTTTACATCCTATCCATTCTACGTAATTTTCTAATATTGTTTCATTTAAACCAATCATTGAACCATCTTTAAATAAGTATCTTGCCCATGCTTTTTCTTGTTCAATAACATCTACAAATAATTTAATAGCTTGTTCTTCATTTTTTTTAGCTATCTTCGCAAAATCTTTATCTTCTTTTAATAGGTTTTTTATTATAACTGTTGTTGCAGCCAAATGTGTATTCTCATCTCTTGCTATAAATTTAATAATCTTAGCGTTGCCTTCCATCTTTTTAAGTT